GTGTCAACCTTTTATATCCTTCCGGATTATTATTTCTCATCGTCCCGTCCATGTAGCCCGGCGTTGCTTGAAGTTCTTTTGCCTTCGATTCCATCATGCCGGGCGTCATTGCCATCCCGCCTTCCGAAGCCGGTATCCCGTCATGAGACTCACGATATTTTCGCTGAATGCGTGCCAGGAAATTGAATATGAAAGGCCGAAGATTGTTATCGTTGATTGCATCCACCAACTTTGCCCGTTTTTCTTCATCGGGACATTCATCGGCAATCAACTTGTTTGCAAAATGCTTTTGATCTTCCAACGCTTCGCCGGATTCTTCGAGGATAATTTTTTCGGCTGCTTCGTACTCGGCTTGCTCGGTATCCTCTATTTCCTTAGCGGCCTGAGCAATTCGTTTTTTCTCAAACGCCCAAAGTATATCAACTTGCTTTTGGTTCAAATTCATCGCGGGGCTATGGAATATTTCGCGGGCTTCTTTCATTAAGGTTTCGTCGAAATACTCTTTCGTTTCTTCCGGCACTTCCATCTTGTAATCAGCCGATGTGGGTGGCACTCCGAGAGCCTTGCGAAACATGTCTATCTCTGTTTGCGAAGATGTTTCGGTCGGGACAACTACTTTGCCTTTGCCGACCATCTTATTGAGATTGACATGTTGTTTCACAAGTTCTACAAAATCATTGCCATAAGTGTCCAGCGTAAGTTCATGTCGAAGTTCTTCTGGTAACGCATTTTTCCAGCCTTCTTGCAATTTACCATCCTGCCCGATGATTTTATGAAAATCAATCGGCGCAGTTCCTGCCGGTGGTTCGCTTGGCGGGGCCACGGGTGGTTGTGCTGGTGATTGTGCTGATGGTTCTATTGGCGCCGCTACTGGAGGGGTTCCTTCTTCTGGCATTTTATTGCTCCTTCGTTTCTGTTGTTACAACTTCTGTTTGTCGCGGCTCTCCTTTGTCCGCCAACAATTCTCGAATCTTCAAAATCACACTTCTCGCACCTTCATTGAAGCATGACTTTCTTTCGCTGTTTACGATGAACGTCTGAGCATGTTCAAGACAGAATTTTGATAGGAATTGCAAAACATTCACGCCTGCAACGGATTTTATGAATACTGTTTTGCAATCAGAAATTAGTTCTTGTCTCTCATCTTCTGTCATTTATGCGTTCCTGTTATCGTTCCTTTGTTTTTGCTCGCGTAAAATACCTGCCTGCCTTTTTTCTTACCATATTTCGAGGCCATTGCACGTAAAATCTTTTTGCCTTTTTTGCTAAGCGGCATTATCCTACCCCCGCCATCACAGCCTCAGCCGGACTGCCCTCACCCGGACTGCCGGCGGCATCTTTGTATGCTTTGCCTGCCACCTGAGCCGCCATCATTGCCTTTTGTTCCTGTATGTCTTTTGCCCTTTTCTCGCGTTTCGCGTCTCTTTCTTCCTCAGTAGCCATATCCTCAACATTGACACCAAACGTCCTACCCATACGCGGTATAGCATCATCGAAGTCGATATTGTCGGCAACATATTGTTCAGGAAACGCGACATTGGCCTGACCAACGAAGTTAAGCCATTCCTGAAATCCTCTGGCCTGTTCGCTTTTCAGGGCAAGGGCAAGAGGCCCGACATATTCTATGCCGAAACCTATGCCCGAAAGTTCGGCGGGCGGCGGCTCTACATCACGATTGCGAATCAATTCCAACACAGACCTTTCAAGCGTCTTTGTCAGCAATTCAAGCCATAATCTGCCGACAGGCGGGCCTAATTTTTTCAACGTCCCCCTGATGCGCTCCTGTATTTCAAGTGTTGTTCGCCTATCGCCTTTTAAGTCGGAAAGCGGATCGAATGCCTGTTTGAAAAATGCTCTGTCAATAATGGCCGCTTGACGGTCAAGAGACTGCTCGGTTATCGGATAGTTTCCGTTCATTGCTGAATCGAGTGCTTTTATGTTGTCCATCTCCGTTACCCAATTCAGGGCGCCGGGCGTTACTCTTACTGGCCCATCCACGCCTTGAACTTTTGCTTGTCGCGGCGGGTTCCCCCATTTATTCCCAACCTCTGTAAAACTCTTTGTCATATCGAACAGCACGTTGATTTGCGGTAACATTTCAGTCCCGATACCGCGTCCGTCTTTTTCGTATTCCGGCCTCATCCATCTCCCTATGGCATAGGGATTTTCGGGGAATCCGCCTTCTTCGACCGTGTGTTCATCTTTGATTTGTACGATGGTGGCCTTATATTCCATGTTCATATTGTATTGTCGGGACAATTGTGAATTGATATTCTCATGGGGCATCACGCGATACAAAAACCAAAATTCTTCCTGGCTTGTTTCGGGCTTTTTTGTCGCCTTGATAATTTTATCCCCTGCCTTGTTGCCATATTTATTATATGCCTGTTCCGCGGTCAATTTGAATTTGTGGATTGAACCGATAACATTTTCCGAATCGTCCTCGATAATTACATAGGAACCGATTTTGGAAGTTTTGTAGTTCAATCCTTTTTTTCTTTTCCATTCCGTGAAGATACAGCCAGGGCCGAAAGTAATCATCGAAATTAACACATCATCAATCTTTGTCATAAAGTTAGACGCGAAGATTTTCTCATGTGCAACTTCGGTCAGGTAAGATAAGTAGCGTTGAACCCTGTCGTTTTGTGAATACTGTCCTGAAGCTTTAATTACGAAAAATGTTTGACCGGGAGGAACAAGCACTTGTTTGAAACCTGAAACCATATCGAGCATATCGAGCATCGGCGTAGTATCCTGAATCTCTTTTGTCCTGTCTGTGCCGATTGTATATTGGCTGTCTATTTGAACATAAGGCCACATTTTGTCGCCCGTGCGTTGCCATAAACTTCTGGAATTGGACTGCTTTAACGCCAGTCGGTTGTATTCCGCGATGTATTCTTTTGCTTGTTTGTCAGCCATGACTTTTATCCTACAAATAAATCGTTGGATTTGTCAAGTCTATTTTTCTACCATTTTTCCTTTTTTCTTATCAAAGACATACGTTTTTGACGCCGATGAGCGGGGTTTCGGCTTCGCAACCATCTGCCCGTGCTCGTTTAACACAGACCTTCCGTAACTATCGCATACCCCGCGCTGATGGCCGGAAACAATCGCCTGTTTGATTTTTTCCTCATTTTGACGCATTTCTTTTGTTTTTGACGCCATGATTATTTGCCTTCCAGGGCTTGTTTAATCTTCTCATCTATAATTATTCCCAAATCACTCGTCCATCTATGTCCATACTTTTCTGCTAATTCCTCAATTGCCTTATCTCTTGCATGGTCAAACACTGCCTCAACTGCACGCTCGATATAACTCGCCATATCGAATTTTTCAACCGCTTTTTCGGTGGCCTGCTTTATAGCAGAAGATATTGATACTACATCAAAAGCCTTGACAATTTCGGCCTTCATCCCTTCGACTGCAATTTTAATTTGGATCATGTCGTCCATATCATTTCCTTTCATTCATTTATACAAACCGTTTGTCTTATAAACCCTTTTTTCTTCACAGTCGGCGTTCTGCCCGCCGCAAGCAAAAAGTAATTCAGCGTATTGCGATAATGGTCTCCCTGTCGGAGATTACCACAAACTCTATATCGCATCACGGTAGTTCCGGCCCTGTCTTGTGTGGGATATTTTTCGCAATTGCAACACTGTTGAGCAAATTCTTTTATAGCCGAATCCTGTCGTGGAAGGATAATCCAACCGTTCGATAATACCCTGTGAGAGCGGTCGAAGATTCCCGTTCGATAAGTTTTTACAACGCCCGTGTTATCGTTGAAGTCTTGTTCTTGAACCGGACTATCGTTGTACTGGCACAAAAAGACCGTAATTCCGACACTCAAACATTTCTTTTGAAACGCCCTTGCCGAATCCTCATAAGGCCGTATATCGACCACTGCGAACTTTACTCCATATTTCAAAAACATATCATAAGCATCCTCGAACGATTTTATCTGTGCCACCCGAACTATCTCATATCGTTCCTTATCAAGCCTTGTACCAATGACAAGGTGCTTAGTAATTCCTACGTCCATTCCCGCTGCGCAGGGGCCGGAATGTTTCGTAGGCATAATGTGATTTCCGCAATTTGCCAAAACAACATTCTCACGAAGCTTATCCTCTGCGGACGAAAATGGCATGCCAAGACGCATACGATATACACCGCCTAAATTACCATAAGGCGGGTCTTCAAATTCTTTAAGAATTGTAATCGGGTCATGGAAGGTGCTGGTTAGGTGTCCTTTTTGATAGCCTTCAAAATCTATCACGGAGGGTTTGTCCGGTATCCACATGC